ATATTCCACATTGGTGAATTCTTTGATTTGCATCAGGTACGCCCAGTATGCTGGGGTGATCAGCGCACTGATGTTGCCGTCCAGCGGAACCGCGTTGTTGCCCAGGATCGTCAGTGCGTACATAGTCAAATCCAAAGAGGCTTGAGCAGCCGCGCCGGTATCTTGGGTAACGCTGCCACCGTTCAGCTCGTTGATGATGTCCGAATCTAATCTGCGGTTCATCACGGCCATAGAGGTGTACTGCATGATTTGGCGCTGATTGCCTTGCGATGCGAAGATGTTAAAGTTCGTCTTCGTTGGCTTGTCGTGCCATTCAACCAGAGTCGCGGTGTTTTGGTTCAGGTTGTCTGCACGGCCAGGAATCAGACCGTTAAGGCCGCGAGTTACTGCCGTTGCGTCACCGGAATCCGCAACCAAGAAGGTCGCTTGATTGCCGCTAATGACGGCTTCGGTTGTTACGGTATCTCGAACTAGGGATTGTGTTTGTTCAAACCCGGCGATGAACTCTTGCCGGTATTGAATCTGAAATGCGGATTCAGCCATTATCAGGCACTCCTATAAAAAATTGATAAAGTAAAAGTACTACTCGATCAAGTTTCGGGGGTGCCTCTCAGCGCTTTCCGGGCTCCGGAAGGAGGGTGTCGGAAGCAGCCTACACAGGGCCTTCACTTAATATTACGGCGAATCTACCACAACTGTATTTTATTTGCAACAAGAAAAGCCCCTGGAAAACCAGGGGCGAAGACCAACTACTCAATCACAGGAAAAAAAATGAAACATTGAACCGTCATGGTACCTTATCTGCTCGCACCTTGCAAGGCGGTTACCAATTCGCGGTACCGATTCTGGTGTTTCTCTGCCAACGGGCCTTTCCAGTATTCGGAATTACTGTCGCCCATCATCTTCGTGAGTTGCGCCATCTCGTTCTCGATCTGGTCTGTCGGCATCGATCTGTTGCCGTCAGTCAGTGTTGCTGTCGGGTTGACCTTACGTGCAAGGCTGTTCAGCCATACCAACACCTCGGCGTTGTTGGCGAGTGCGCTACCGTCTGGTAGTCTCGCGCCCTGTATCAAATCCCCAACACCTGGCGGCGCTTCGTTCAGCAGGTTGATAACCATATTGCGGTTTTTAACGAATTCGCTGCCCCACACGTCGGGGCTGCGCAACGTCTCGAGCGTCTGCTCGTACATCTGCGCGTCGGCCTCCTGCTGTTGTGCGACGATCTCCTCCTGCACCCTGAGGTGCTCTGCGATGATATCGTTCACCACAGCATTTGGTAAATTGTTCTTGTGCGCCACACTCATGAACTTTTCAGCGATCGGCCTGTCGTTCTCGCCCAGTACTAGGCCATCAGGGAGCGCTACGTCGTAACCGGTAGCCTCCTCAGGGATACCGTTTGCTTTACGATATTCGGCGATCTCTTCCGGGGGTGCGTCCTTGCCCGGGGCTGAGTTTGCTTTTATCGAACTGAGCTTATTCTGGGCTTCGTATCCGGCACGTATATACTCGTCTAACGTCGAGTAACGAGACAACCGTTTGAGTAACTTATCATCGCCTTTCGCGAGTCGGGTTCGCATGGCGTCCCAGTCTTCAGCGATAGGTTGTTTACTATCCGGTTCGCCGTCTCCTGCGCCGCTTGCGTCTGTTGATGGGGCGTCTGTAGGTTTTGGTGAACTGTCTGCTTCAGCAGGTGCTGTGTTCGTCGTCTCTGTCGTTGCTGCTGGCTGCGTCGTAGCATTTGGCTCCTCGGTGTTTAACAATGTCGTTGGTGCGGCTGGTGCTGGTGTTGCCATGTTACCCTCCTATCTGTTGTTTCATAAATACCTGTGGTTTCAAAGCCATCAGTTTGCGAATCTGCAGGCCGACGAATCGTCGACCAGAGGCGAATACGTGATCGCGTTCGTCCGGTCGGTACTCAACTTCATCGGTGTTTGCTGCGCGGTAGACGATCCAATCGATCGCCCGTTGTTGTTGCTCTGGTGTAGCGGTGCCCGCCACGCAGGCTTGCACAGCCATCACGTCCGCCACCTCCCAGGTAGCGGGCGCGAACGCCTCCGGAATTTTCTTCATGTTACAGTGCTCCTCCTACGTTCGGCGCAGCGTTTGCCCCTCCCATTGTTCCGGTTGGCATCGGCGTCGTTCCGACGTTTTTAGCGATCTCGGATCCGACCTTCATTTGCTCCAATAACTGCGCTATTTGCTGTTGTTGCTGTTCTGCTGCTACGATGTCCTCGACATCGCCCTCGGATCTTAACCATCCCGGCGGTACTCCTGACGCGAGTAGTGCCTCGCGTGTAGCTTTCTGTACGTCGATCAGGTGGATCGCAGCCGGATCTGCCGAGGCTGCTTGCGCCACTGTTGCGATAGCTTCCAGGTATTTCTGGGATTTGGCCTTCTCGATTGCGTCGTGTAGTGGGGATTCGAATTCGAACTTGACTTCCTCGCCCTGCAGATCCTCGGGGATAGGTCCGACATACTGTTGGAACACACCATTGCGCAGCATCAGGGTGAAGCTCTTCTCGCACAGAGGGCCGTTGTACTCGATTTCCATTGGCTCGAATAAAGGCAATGCACCGCGTATGTATTCCTGCACCCGCTCCCCCGCCTCGTATGCTGTCATATTCGGCACCGGTGGTGGTAATTGGATTTTGTTAAGGTAGAACGCTTCATACAAATCGTTCTTGATCCTGTCGTGCATTTCGAAGCCCAACGGGATCCCGCTCGTATCCTGTGTCAACGGGCGCAGAACCTCGCCCAGGCGCTCGTCGTATTCACGGTCAACCCAGGTAAGACCGCCCGCCATTACATTCACGTCGCTGCGCAAAGCGCCCTGCACGCCCAGCATCGGCGGGGTCACCGCCTTCTCCCCCGCCTCGAGCAAAGTCACCATCATTTCTTGCAGGGTTCGCGCATCCGGTGTTGCGATGACTACTGCCGGTGAGAACGCATATTGAGATCCTGAAATCGTATACCAACGCGGGATGATGTAGGTACACTCAGGTATCCAGACCTCTTCTAACACTGTTTTAGTTTCCATCTCGACGTAAAGCGACACCATCGGGAACCGATCCCTGCGTTTATCCCTGGCGTTGTAGATATGCGCGGGTACTTCTATGTGCCAGATGGTTGCCTTGTCATAGGGCGACTTCGCCATCTTTTCCTTCAATTGCTGAGGCATCGTCTTAGGAAACATCTGGTTGAGGGACGCCAAGGTTACGTCAGTCCATTTCCGGTAGACAGTGTCGATCACCCCCTCTTCGTCCTCGCACCACGCCATATCACGCAAGTGCCATGTTCGGTAGAGCAACCCGCTTTGATTCCGATTGAGCGTGATCTGCATCGCCGCTTGCCCGAAGGTTATGAAATCATTGTCGGCCTGTTTCGTTGCCTTCGCAAACCCGGTAGGTTTGTGGTACATCGCTGTGCGTTGCACCCGCTCCGCTTCATCCAACCAGATTTTGGCCTCGTGACTTTTTTTATCGTAGCCTTGCACCCGAGGGTGCATCCAGCTCTTATTCGTGGGACGCAGCATGGTACTGATCGCGTTGCCCAACTCCCGACGTACTAACAAAGGCGTGCTCGCCGATATGCCAGGGGTTAAGTCGGTACCAAGTCTGCGTTGGGTTGTAAAATCAGCGCGTTCGGGGTAGAAGTTCTCCGCTATTTCCTGCCACAGCCGGAGCAGCGGGGCTTTCTCCTCAAACAATTTGTTGCCTTGGTGCAGCAGGAATTCGAGAGACATTTTATCCTCCGAGTTTATCGCCTTGGGACAGGATCGTTGACTGGCGTCCTTTTCCCGCTTGCTGTTTCTGTATTGAACGACGCTTTGCCGCTGCCGTTGCCATCGGATCTGCCATCGGTATCACTTTCGGCGGTGGCGGCATTTTTGGTTTACTGAACATTGCTCCCATGGTGTATAGCTCCTATATCGATTGGAACACAGTTGTTATGAATGACCCGAACGTGAAGGCCGTCGCTAGTAGAACAACAGCGGCGATACTCGCTAATACCGTTAAAACTAATATCTTCAAAGCTCTCATGTGCACCCCCTTACGAATACCGTCTGCCTCGGTTGACGGAAACCTGCCTCTTGCCGTAATTCGTCATGTTCTCCTGCCAACCACCCTGTATATTCTGCAAACGGTAGCCATCATACCAGGACATCACAATCGCGTCGCCCTCATCCGGAGATCTGCCTAATCGATCACGGACATCTTCCTTGCTCTCGGCTACCAGAATCACCATGTCTCCCTGTTTCCGTACCTCGTAGTGCGG